GCGCTGGCCGTCCAGTATGTACAATCTGTATTCAATGTTGTCAGTAGGATATATCTGTTTCTTGGTGTATTGAATCTTGCAGTCAATGTTCACCTTCCTTATGTCACCACGGCAAACGCTTTCGTTGTGCTTTATTCCGTAGACTGAAGGAACGAACTTCTCATTGTACTTGGTTTCATACGGCAAGCCGAAAGTGAAATACCCTTCAGAAGCCTTTGTCGTGAAATATAGTTCACTGTCTGGAATATGTCTGCCCTTGTAGTTGAGGTTAGTCCAAACATCGTAGTACATTGTTTCAGGTTCATATTCTTCCGATGAAAGCATCACGTCAATGTAATAGACACCCCTTGTCTGCATCTTGGCGGTATATTCCTTGTCGTTTAGCATTACTGTGGGCAAGTTGTCAAGTTCTATGGACTGACCGCCAGCAGTTGCGTAGAAGTAAAGCCTGTTCTCCTTGTCAAGGTAGAAGTCAACCCTGTCGTCCGATAAACAATCGTCATATCTTGTCTCAACATAAGGTTCATAGAAACCATTGGTCGTGTTTGAGAAGAAACCTACATATTGAGAAATCTTCTGCGGCTTTGCTTCAAGTTCGGGGCAAAATGCAATACCGATTCCGTAGTTGGGGAATTCACCCGTCATAAACTTGTTGAACACATCGGTAATGTCAATGTCAATGTCCTCGTTACCATACTCAAAGTGCTGACTGCCTATTATGAAAGGTGGATGTTCCAAACTCTGGTATTCTTCATCATAATAGGATGCTTCGTAATCTTCCCTACTGAACATACCAGGCTTGTCCCATTTATGAACGCTTGTAGCGTAGAACCAGTTGGAAGGCTTTGTTGATACTGCCCTGCTTGGTATAACCTGGTGCAAGTCGGTATCAGAATCAAATCCACGGCCACCGTCCCAGTCCTTCGGCACGAGGAAGAAAACAAGGTCGAATGAAATTGCACGTTGTCTAAGGTCGGTACACGGCAGGTCGGGGAACGGGCGGTTCAGTTTCTCGTTAGCCTCAAAGTTTGCTGTGTTTACCATCTTCAGCCTATGTCTTAACTTGCTTATGTCAGGATAAGTCTTGTCGTCAACGAGGCTTTTTACCTTGTCGGTATCAAAGTGTATTACGCACCTTGACAGTTCGTAGCCGTAATAGAGTTCAACCATCGGGTTAAGGCAGTAGTTTATCTCCGAATTAACCATCAACGTGTTGCATTTGTCCAAGAATGTATGTGTTTCAATCATAATCTATTGTATTTTATAATAAATAGTCTATTTTCCACTAATTGATTCTTATTGATTTGGATAACAAAGTGCTCAAGTCCGTGTCCAATATCTTTACGTCCTGTGAGGGCAGACAAGGCGGAAGCATTGCATACGGATGGGTGTGTGACTTGAATATCCTTATGAACTCCTTCAGGAAGTCCACCAATAAGTCTCCATATGGTAATAGATGCGCTTTTTCGAGTATCTTTGCCATCTCGCTGTTGGGTACCAGTTCGTTCCTGTCCTGTATCTCAAACTTGTCGACGGAATCGTGGGACAATATGTTTATCCTGTCGGCCACAATGTTGATACTGCTGTTATAAGTCCTGCGTTTCTCGTCGTTGCGTTCAGCATACTTCATCTGTATATATCCGAGGTCGGTATGGTTGTAGTTCAGAGAGTTAAGCACATCGTTCTTCTTGTCGGTATCAGTAAACCCAACCCTAAGTCGCAGTTCATTATCCTTCAATACCACATCGCTGTTGTTACGTCCCCTAATAGCAATATCGTCCTTGTTGGGGATGCTTCCCTCGGTTTCTGGGTTCAATGATGGTGCTGGAAGTGGCGGGAACTTACGCTGTCCGTTCATAAGGCTTGTCGCACTTACCTTGAAACTATCCTTTTCCAACTTGTAGTCCTGTGAGATAATCGGACCGATATAATATCTCTGTCCGCCTGTAACACCCATTTCCTCCAGCAATACCAATACACACTCGCCAACCTTCGGCATTACATGCAACATCTTTGGCAATAACGGAAAACAATACGGCAACTTGTCGGTTCTCGGCATTGTCGTACCTTCGGAAACTTTTTCATACTCGTCAATGCCAGGTATAAACACTTTTATGCGTTGTCCCTCGTTTTCATCGTCAACGGAGACAACCTCACACATTCGGATGATATATTTGTCTTTGCTAAACTCAGTCATTAATCTGTCCTCCTCTACGCTTTAATTCAGCTTTTACCTTTTCGTATTCGTTTGAAAGTTTTTCCATACGTTCGATAGCCTCGTCAATGGCGACCTTGCAGTTGTACTTTTCCTCGTTGTATCTCTTTTCAATGGAAGCCATTTGGTCTTCAAGTTCCTTATTTGTAAACATTTCTATTTCCATATATTAATGAATTTTTCTTTGTTATCAACTTCCGATACCATCAACACCTATGGTATTCAGGTTGCTACCTGACATCGTAGTTTCACCGATTACGCACTGGAACTGAATGTCGCCAGTATTTATCGTACATTTGGCAATTCCATAGTCCTTGATGTGTTTCACAACCTCCTCGGCGATTATCTTCCACACCTTGTTGTTGACATTTTCAATACCGCAGGGACAATACTCATCGGTAACCTCCTGCCTCCTTATAACTTGAGAAGCCAACGCCATAGCCGAAAGTCCAGGACGGCGGTAGATTTCACAGAGCATAAGTATCGGTGGAATGCTTTGAATCGGTGTCCTTGCATTCTTAAATAGGTTTGATACCTGTGATGATATTCTTTTTATCCAACTCATATGTTTATTGGAATATCCCTTTTATTGTAAACGGTGCAACGTTGGTTCCAGTGCCGATGATTGGTCCGCCAGCGTTACCGCCACTTATCGTCACGTTTATCTGTCCAGGACTCAATGCGCATGTTACCGAAGAATTTTCCTTTATCTCCTTCACCAGTTCCTCACACCCAATCATTATGGTCTTCACTATGACATTCTCACTGCCGTCGGGGTTTAATCCAGTCGGTACGCCAGCCTCTGGAAGTCTTCTTATTATCGAAGCAGCCAACGCCATAGCCGAAAGTCCTGGACGGCGCATAATCTCACACGCAAGCAGTATCGGAGGAATGGTGGGCATTGGTGTCCTTGCATTCTCGAAAAGTGTGTTTACCCTATCTGAAATCCTTTTTATCCATCCCATATCTTTATATCATTTTCTAGCAGTTATTTGGTTGTGGTTCAGGCTCGTCAGTCTCATAGATGTCAGCATAGTCGACATTATCCATATTCCAGTCGCTGATGCCAGTACCGAACAGTCTGAAACATTCTATACAACTTGCAAGCAGGTTCTTGTAGTATTGGAACTGCTCGACGGTTAACTTTGCCATAAGGCTTTCAGCCACATCCTTAAGGGTTGCCATAACCTCGTTCATTATAAGCGTAATAAGTTCGTCCCTTATGGAACGGATAAGCGAAACCATCATATTCTTGTTCATCCTTATGAAGTTACCGACATCGAAATTAGGGTTCGCATCACCCATAACGCGCATATTGACAGCCATAAGCATATAGAGTTTAGGTGAAATCAATGCTCTTACCAATACCGCAGCAAGGTTTGTCATAAAACTTTCAATTAATGTAATGTCACCCTTGAAATCACGTTCCGCAGTTTCTTCAGTACTCAAAAGCGAAGCCGAGGCAACATTTAACGCGCCTTCTATCGCAGTACTCATATCGTTTTCAGTTGCAGCCTCGCTTACCTGGTTCAAAGCATCCATTATACTGTCATAGTCAATTACACGCCCGTTGCCGTTACTATCAGTGTGAATACCCATATGGTTCATCTGCGTGGTTTCCAACATATCGTTGTACGTATCGTTGGTGAAACTAAAGAAACAATCGTTCACATAAGTATCATCACTCTCCACAATATCGTTTACCATTCGTTCCACTTCAGCACGGATAAGCGCCTCCTCGTAGGACAATGACATATTTACTGTAAAACATTGTGTCAATGCGTCGACCAACTGTGCGGTAACAACCTTCTTGTCGAATATCTTCAATGACATAACATAATCGTAGTTGAACTGGAACAACGGCTTGCGATAGTAGTAGTTCATATCAATAGGACGATATGCACCGTTATTTGTCTGCACACTTTCAGCACGTAAACCTATTTCGTTCTTCAACTCCCTCTCCTGTTCTTTTATGCTTGTATTCACTAATGATGCTGGTATTGCCAATTCACCATCAATTGACTGAAGCGGGAGAAGTACCTGTGTTTCACCGTCAATAACCAATATGTCACCCATAAGGTCTTGGACTGTCGGTGCGTCGTCACGGCGTGAACCTTTCATAGCCTTTATGAGTGTTCTGAGGTTGGTAATGTCCGTCTTGCAGAATATTTCCAGTTGCTTGAGTTCTTCAGCAGTAAGGTTCTTATTTTCTTTCAGACTAGCCAAGACATCCTCAATGACGTCAATAAAGTATTTAGCATCATCAATTATCATGTGCAACTTGCTGATGTTCTCTCTGATTAACGGTATTGGACTATATGCTTCCTGTACCATACTGGTTGATACACTTTTTACATTACCAATGAAAAGGTGAACACAATTATTGAAGGGAACCTGGATGTCATATGCTTGTCCATTAGCCTTTGTAAGCCCAGAAGAACGCCCGTTATATTCCAGTGTAACGATACCGTCAGACTTCTGCTGTTTGGTGAACGTTGAATTTGGTCTTGACTTATTATCAGAGTCTTCTCGTATTTCATTAAGTTGGTCAACCCCCAGCCAAACCTCCCTGCTGTTTGTGCAGTTCTTTACGTACCACAGGAAGGCGTCAAAGTCGGTTGCGTTTATAAGTTCGTCGGTTGTATTGAACCCCTCACAACCAAAGTACATGAATTCGCCTGGGTTCTTGTAATAATATGGAAACTTTGCCTTTGAACTGATTGGGGAGTAGTTCATTATGCCGTTGACATCAATCTTCTTAAGGTCAAAGACAAAACCCTCTTCTAACAGCCTGTCAGGTATTATTGGGTTTATGCTACAGGTAAAATACGACTTGAGGTTTGATATTATCAAACCCTTGACTATTGGCTCCAAAGCGTCAACAGACCAGCCGATTATCTTTGACAGTATGTTAATCATCCCGTCATACCCCCTTGTACGCTTCAACATATCAAGAAGAAGTTCAAACGGGTTTACTGACGCATTGAATGATATGTCAATATTCGTCGGGTCAAGTTTCGGCAACTTGTCCAAAACACACAGCGCACCGTCAATGGTCGCCAATGTCTTCTCCTTCATTTCCCTAGCGGTAGCCATAACCCAAGAACAACTATTTTAATATATATTTTTCACCCTTCTTCTCATTAGTTGAAGAAATCGGAAGCATATCCTTTTCATTCAGATTGTCAAGTAGTTTGTCCCAGTCGCCGACCTCGTCGCCGTCGCCCTCGTCCTTCTTCTTGCTACCCTGCATCTTGATTACATCGGACAGAAGCCTTGCGACATCCAGTTTGGTGTTTATTGCCTTGTTCTTGTTGGTAAGGTAGTCATTCATTGCCTTGGCGTACTTCGCCTTGCCGTCCATAATCTCATCGTTAAGTTGAACGGAACTTGTAAGTTTGTTCATCTGGTTCTGTATCTCAACAAGGTTCTTGCAAGCCTCGTCATAAAGTTCCTGCAAGAGACATTCAAGATTATCCTTCGAGTTGAGTTTTACCTTATATTTCTTAAGTACTGGCATATCAAATAAGTTTTATTAAGTATAAATATCCAAAAACACTAAATTTGGCTTTCCAAGAAGCGTTTCTTGGTGTTGCGGTACAACTTCTTGTACATCTTCATGGCATTTCTAACCTCAGTTGTTGTCAAGAGGGTGTTCTCCTTGATGTAATAGAGCACATTTGTCTTGTTGTACTTCTTTGTCTCGTCACCGTCAAAGTTGTTGAATATCTCGTCCCAGTGTTCAAGAAGTTCACATAAGGCATATCCAACCTTGCGTTCGTTCTCGTTCATATTGGGTTTCTTTTCAAGATACTGGATAAGGCGTTTCCTTATCAATTCCAACAGTTCCTGGTTGAACTCCACCGTTTCGTTTTCCCGTTCCTCGTTAGAACGGACATCAGGATTATGTTCATTATAAACCGTTTCATATGACGAGTTCTTCGATTCCTTCTTGGAATATGAAGTCATCTTGAATATCAAGTAGTTCTTGCATATTGTACCGCAATAGGAATAAGCCTTCTTGTTCTTGGCTGGATTAAAGGTGCTGGTCTTGGTCATCAGGAATGACAATGTATCGTTAAACGTATTTTCATAGTCTTCCTTCGGTGTTGAAAGATTGTAGCGTCTAATGATACATTCCACCATCTTGGACAGAGCAGGATAGAGAATCTTGTGAAATATCTCATCCTTCTCCGTCTTGTCGGTGGCTGTTAGATACTGTCTGAACGCTTCTTCCTCCCTTGCGTCGAAATACAACTTCCGTTTATCGGGATTCGGTTTACGCCCTCTTTTCTTCGGTGTGGCAACTTCCTGTGTGGTAGTAACTGTATTGGCATTGTCGTTCACAGCGTATCAACATAATTTTCCTTATTTTAAGTCTTCACTTTCCTTGGTGGAAATAGTCTTATTTCTGTCCTCGTCAAACTTGCTTTCCCTCTTTGCAAGTTCAAACCACTTAGTTACGTCCTTGTCGGGAATTGTCTGCGAATATATCATATTGAGACAGCCTTCCCTGCCTATCATATGGACATAACCCTCCTTCGGAACAACCATGACCTTGTATTCCTTCTTTGTCATTCTGAGGAGAAGTTCGTAGTTGAACGCAACCTTTACTGACGGTTTGAATTTGCCAGCAGTAACGAAATCCTCACGGTTGAATATACCGCCAGTCAGATTCACATTGAAGTAGTTTTCGAGGCATTCGCTGTCAATAAACCCAAGGTTGTTGCTGAATGACCCTGCAAGCGGCAACTCGTTACCATACTGCCATCTCTCGTTGTCTGACGAATGGACGATGTTTACAGGAAGGAAAATTGAAACCTGTTCGTTGGTGCGGTAATAGTCCGACGCCATCTTGAACCATTTCGGGCGGTAGACATCATCATATTCAAGTATACTGAAATACTGGTACTTCTCGTCAAGATTATCGACGGCAAAGTTTACTTGTGAACAGAAGTCAGTCTCGCCAGTGTTTACAATATAACAGCAGTTATCCTTGCCTTCGATGAACGCCTTGATATAACCCTCTACCTCTGGTGCAACTACGTAAACCAGGTCAAGGTTTCCGTTATAGAAGTTGCGACATTCAACAACGCTGTTGTATGAATCATCCATATATTTCTTGTCTTTGTCCTCGTCAATCTTATGCAGAGGAACGATTACTGCGATATCGTTAAAATTAACATTATTTTCCATTATTCAGCCTCCTTCTCATTATTCTTCTTATTTTTGATGGAATCCTTTACACTCTCAAGTTCAGCAATGCGTTCTTCCATTATAGTATTGAAAACACCATCGATGTTATTTTCCCACTCTTCACGGGTATAACGCTTGTTGGTCTCACCCATAGCATCAGTAAGTTCCTCAGGGATTTCATCGTTCATCCACGACTCAACAATATTTGCCAGCATATCAGGAATATCATTGATGTTACTGAACCAAATACCATTGTCAAAGAGTTTCTCCTTGTTACCCATCCATTCAGGAATGTTCTGTGGAATCTTGCCCAGCACAATGTTATTACATCTTATTGCTTCAAGCGCACTATATCCGAAAGGTGTTTCATCATCAACCCATACGGTAATAGCACCTTCCTTCAGTTTGTCGGCAAATTCATTCTGCGAATAACCGCGTAAATCCCTAAAAGTTACAAACTGCAACCACGGGTTTCTCCAGTAGAACGGCTTTACGATACGGTTGACATCCGATTGCTTCTTGCTGATGATATTTACAATAAGATTCTGTGGTTTAATCGGCTTTCTGAAACATTCCTTTATGTAAGGATTAAGAATCTTACACTTCAAGTACGGGAAGACCTTCAATATAAGTTCCTTCTGTTGTTCAGTAGTAGTAATTACATCACCCACGCCATAGGATGCCCACTGGTCACCGAACGGAATGAATTCACTGATATAATCATAATTCTGCAATACCACAAAACGCTTGCACGGAATGTTGTGCTGGTAGGTTTGTTTCAAAAGAGACGAGAATACCTCAGGTACAAACAAAAAGTCCGACGGGGAAACAACCCACTGTTCCTT